GTGAACTTTGTTATGACACACCAATCACAGATGATGTGATCGGATATTTAACAAGTGATGAGGTATTTGATTTATTAGATAAAATCGAGCAATTGGAGAGTGATGGTGAATAATATATGTCAAAATCACCATGTAAGGATTGCGAGTTTAGAGAAGTGGGATGTCATGGCAAATGTGATGCCTATATCCAATATAGCGGATATATCGCAGCACAACGAGTTATCAAGAACCTTGATGGCGATATGGTCGCATATATGAAACATAAAGATGGGCGGATTGCTCGAAGGTTCAAATACAGAAAATTGTACTAGAGGGGATATATGAAATTGGAATATGTTGGAAATTGGTTGGCTCTTGGTGCTTGCATATATGGTCGCAAAAATTCGGATGAGGCATTAAAAGAGTTAGGACTCAGAAAACCACATAAAAGACGATTAAGCCGCACAGATATTGATATCAATGAATTGGTTCGTTTACGGAATGATGGTTTAACTATAAGAGTAATAGCAGCCAAGTGTGGAGCATCGTTCTGTGCTGTGAGAAAGCGGTTATTAAGCACAGGGATGAAATTGGAAAGGTTAAAAACGAAAGGGTGATTATATGAAAGATTTGGCAGCGGTTTTATGTGTGATAGCTGTGATTATATCTCTAATTGCATTTGCATCGATGTGCATTGCGATTATGTTGTGGCTGATAGGTTTATTCGGAGTTGGATTCGAGGCTGTGTGCCGGTCATTCTCTGTGATGGTGATTTCCGGCGGTGTGGCTGCTGCATCTTGCGCTGTGATTGGATGTGATGTGTGATGCTGAGTATTAGCGATTTATGGAAATATGGTATCGAAGAGTTCATGATCAGAGACGTTCCTGTTGGAAAGCCGGAACTGACTTTTACTTGCATCGAGGGAATAGATAATGACCAACTAAAGAATGCGGTAGAATATGCCAAGATGATAGCCGATGAAAGGCATTATCGCACGTTCATCAGATTAAAAGAGCGTGATATATACAGGGTGTTCGAGGCGAGTGATATTATTTCCATCATATATGTAAATAATCCTATCACTCATCTAAGAAGAGTTGAAAGATTGCTGCAAGTACATTTGAAATAGAGGTGATATAAATGCCAAATTGGTGTGAGGGTTGGGTTAAGTTTAAAGGCCCAAAAGAAAATTTGATTAATTTTATTCAATCTGAGTTCAATGGAGCAAATCCGGTATTTAATGAGGAATACAATGAATTGACTCCAAACATTCCGGCAAAATATATATTCTTACCTTCATTGCGAAGAGCATATGTTGATAATGATGCTGTAGAGGAGGCGAATGATTGTGTTTGCTTGAATGAGGATGGCATTGGTGTTTTCACCGTTAAGATAAACCATGCGTGGAGTGTTACAGGGCAAGGATATCCGGAATTCGTTGCAAAATATAAGTTGGATGTTAGAGGTAAGTGTTACGAGCGAGGGATGGAGTTTGCAGAGGAGTTTGAATATAAATCAAACGGAGTACAAACTCTTTACAAGGTACATGAATTTGAAGATTACACATGGGAATGTGAATGTCCGACATTAGGGGGTTAGTATGATATCAAATAGAGAAGGCAGAGAGTGGCTGCTTAAACAACTGCACGATAAAGGAATCAAATATATAGTTTATCTCGGAGATATATTTGGTTATGTAGGTGTGGAGAAAGAACCGGAACAGCGAGATGATGGTTCCACATTATTGCGTGATAAATACCATCGACTTGATGCTATAGCAGATTTATTGCCGGATTTTAACGAACCGAATTTTCTTGATATCGGCAAATATCTAGGTATCACCGATTGGAGCAAGGTCGCTGTTGATACACCTGTATATGTAAAGCCACATAACAATGCTGTATGGTGTAAATATCACTTTGCTAAATATGAAGATGGGAAAGTGTATGTTTGGGCGCTAGGAACAACCTCATGGTCGAAAAGTAATGCCCATGTAGCGTATATACCTGTTGACGAGGTGCGATTGGCGGAAGGTGATGAACCATGAATACAACATATGTGGCATATCTCGATAATGGCTGCGTATAGTGGACACGAGAAAATGAAATTATAGGACTCGCAAAGGCTAAAGATACCGGCTTGCGTATGGCTAAGAAGTGCGGAAGAGATACATTCTATTTGGCAGAGTGTCATCAATGGTTCCCCAATGTTTCGAGTGTGAGCAAGGAATTGATTACAGCTATTGAGGAACAGGCAAGGGAAGAAATTTGCGATACAAAAGTGGTTAAATCGATTACATCGAAAGAGCGTGAGGAGTTGGATGATGGAATGAACAGATTGGCACTCCAATGGCTGCTCAGAAGTGGTCGAGTGCCTGATGGGGTTAGGCTGATAAGACAGCTTGAATATAAGGTGAAGAGTAATGGAAGGCCGGTGTTGGTAGGAAGTGAAGAATTTGACTGAGAAACAAATCAATGATCATCACAAAATGGTGAATCGAATTAGTATGATGGTTATGATATTTATGCTTATAGCGAGCATTATGGGTGTATTAGCTATGATATTGCTATTCAGCTATGGTGTGCATCTGATTTGGGGGTGAATGCATGGAATTTTTTAAACCACCGGAACCGGAACCATTTAAAATTTCAGATGAAGAATTATCAAAGATTGTGAAGGTGGCAACACAGACAGCAATCGAGGTATATCGAAAGCATAATGAGGATATGTTGGCCAAACGCAATGAAAAGGCGGTCAAGAATACAGTTGTACTGCTAGAGGGATATGTAGCGATGAAACAGCATTGTATGAATGCAATCGCTAAGAGTGAAGAAACACTCACACCATCAGACTTGCAAGCGGTACTATATGAGGTATTCAATCGGAAGGGATTCCTTCAAATAGAGTCGATTCTAGCAAGCAAGCGAAGGACTGAACTCATTATTTACCACATCGATGAGATGATGAAGGTGTACAAGGAATACTGCATCAAAATGGATAGACCATATTATGATTGTGTACATGATAGGTATATCGACAGACTAAGCATATCTGAAATTGCTGAAAAGCGTGGCACGAGCGAGAGGAATGTTTATAATTGGCTAAATGCAGCAACTGAGGATTTAGCGATATACTTCTTTGGAGCCTATGCCTTATAAAAGATCGTATGCAATAGAAACCTTTCAAAAAGTGTTCATATACACCTCTTTTGAATAGAGTTATAATGTTATTGGTGATAGGTGAATTACACGTTTCATTTATATCCTCCTTTCTTAACGACACATACTGCGAAGATACCCTGTATCGGTTACAACCGCCGATATGGGGTATTTTTGCGTTCAATTACATATTTCCATGAATGGGGGTGAGTGCATGAAGGAGAAAAAGACATATGAAACAGGTCGAAAAGGACTATATAAGAAGTGGCTTGAAGAGGATAACCTTCTTCGGTTAGAGGGATGGGCAAGAGATGGTTTGACTGATGTTCAGATTGCTCACAATATAGGCATTCACATAGGCACTCTCTATGATTGGAAGAAACGATATCCCAAGTTTAACGATGCCATTAAAAGAGGCAAGGAAGTAGTTGATATCATTGTTGAAAATGCATTGCTAAAAAGTGCATTAGGATATCGCTATGATGAAGTTACAAGCGTAAGGATTGACGATGAGGAAAGTGGCAAGAGCGAGATTGTGGAAGTGAAGAGGGTAACAAAGGATATGGCTCCGAACCCTACATCCTTAATCTTTTGGCTAAAGAACCGCAAACCGGAAGTGTGGCGAGATTCTAAGAAGGTCGATGCCAACATTGAAGTGAATAATCCATTTGATGGAATCGATACAGCTGATATAAAGGCGCTGATTGACGATGAATAAACAAAAAATCATACAAGCAGCAAAGAAGGAACTCGCAAGAAGGGAGTTCTTTTATTTTTGCCATTTGATGGCCGGTGATTTCTATCGTAAGGATAGAGCCTATCTCGTGGAGTTATGTAATGAGTTGCAGTCCTTCATAGAGGGCGATGAATATAATGTGCTGATCATGAATATGCCACCTCGACATGGTAAAAGCCGAACAGCGCAGATGCTGACAAAGTGGCACATTGGGAATAACCCATCAGCCAAGATTATGACAGGCTCATATAATGAAACACTTTCCAAAATGTTCAGTAAATCTGTTAGGAACTCTATTCAAGAGGCGAAGGCTGATGACAATATCATGGTATTCTCGGATGTGTTCCCATTCACAAAGGTGGCTGTAGGTGATGCACAGGCTCATTTGTGGAGCATTGAAGGTCAAAATAACTCTTATCTAGCTACATCGCCTACAGGTACTGCAACAGGGTTCGGCTGTTCGCTCATGATTATCGATGACATTATCAAGAATAGTGAAGAGGCCTATAATGCCAACATCAAGGAAGGACATTGGGATTGGTTCACGAATACGATGCTTTCACGTTTAGAGGAAGGCGGCAAGATAATTATCATTATGACACGATGGGCATCTGATGACTTGGCCGGAAGGGCAATCGAGCATTTTAAGGATGATCCATTGTTCAAAGCCAAAGTAATCACAATGAAGGCATTGCAAGATGATGGCTCAATGCTATGCGAGGAAGTTTTATCTAAAGCCTCTTACGAATCTAAGGTGAGGGCGATGGGCGAGGATATCGCAAGTGCGAACTATCAGCAAGTGCCTATCGATTTGAAAGGCTGTTTATATCCGCAACTACTCACTTATGATGAGGTGCCTATGGATATGAATGGCAACCCTGTATTCTCCTGTATTAAGAACTACACAGATACAGCGGACACCGGCAGCGATTATCTATCTAGCATCACATATGGGGTGTATAACAACGAGGCTTATGTGTTGGATATCATCTACACGAAGGACTCAATGGAAATCACAGAGCCGGCAGTAGCTGATATGTTATATCGAAACAATGTGAATGTGGCTGATATCGAGTCCAATAATGGTGGGCGAGGGTTTAGCCGCAATGTGCGTGAGATATTGCTCAATAAGTACAACTCAAACAAATGTTCTATAAATGCATTCCACCAAAGTGGCAATAAGATTGCTCGTATTCAATCCAATGCCACATGGGTGATGAATCATATATATTTCCCTCGCAATTGGAGAGATAGATGGCCTCAATTTGCGAGTGATGTAATGAAATACCAAAGGGAAGGTAAGAATGCTCATGATGATGCACCGGATTCCCTAACAGGTATTGCCGAGAAGATTAATGCACCGCAAATCAAAAGCGGCCGGATTAATATTAATTAGAAAGGATATTGAATGGGTACAGAATTTTCTAATCCAAGAAGTGGTGAATATGAACTGCTACATGATGCATATTATGGGAGTGGGATGTTCGCCAATGGTAGTGCAATCACGGCCCACACTCGTGAGAGTTCACAATCAATTCAATTTAGACGAAGTATTGCCTACTATCTGAACTACACAGGCCCAATCTTAAATGCCTCTGTAGATCCGATATTCAAGGATGATATTAAAAGGGAATACAACAAATCCCAAATGTTCGAGGAGTTTCTTCACAATGTAGACCGGCAAGGCACTACGCTGCAAGAGTTCGTTCGACAAAATGCCACAATGGCCAAGTTGTATGGTGTGATGTATATCGTAGTCGATAATGTAAGCGAGTTCGGTGAAACACTAGCCGATAACTTGTCGAGCAGAAATATGCCATATTTAACAGCTGTTGAGCCTAAGAATGTGGCAAACTATGAATTTGATGATAATGGGAAGTTGAAATCATTCTCTTACACATCCAATCTGTTCAACTCTGATGGCTCCAAGATTACAAGGATGCATACATGGACACCTAATTCTTGGGTGATTAAGGAGTTGGGTGGCAAGGTCATCGCTAGTGGTGAGCATAACATCGGCAGAATCCCAATCGTTCAATGGTTCGGTAGAGCATCTCGCAAGGTTGATATGCTACCGCCACCGGAGTTCCTATCTATAGCGAAAACAAATGCCCATGTGTATAACTTGGGTTCCTTATTATCTCAGATTTTATATAATCAAACATTCTCAATCCTCACAATGCCGGTTGACCACAACGGATTGCAAGATATAACTATCGGTACAGATAATTTGTTAGGTTATCCGGCAGAGTCAAATAAGGCTCCGGATTATATTGCTCCGGATAAAGGGCCGGCAGAGGTCTTGATGGCTCAAATCGATAAACTCATCAATGAAATGTATCGGATGAGTGGCATCGACTCTGTAATCGGTGTGCAGCAAGCCAAGAGTGGTGTTGCAAAGCAATGGGATTTCGAGCGTACTAATCAACGATTATCTGATTTCTCTGTACAATGCGAAGAGGCTGAGAAGGATATCATTGAACTCTACAAGCTGTGGAGCAATGATCAAGTGAATTATAAGTGCGAATATCCGAGGGATTTCAAGGTAAATGATGTTACTGAAAGCCTAACACAGGCCCAACAGGCGAAAGACCTTGAATTTGAATCCTCGACATTCGATATTGAAATCTTGAAACGAGTTCTTGATAGCTATATGCCAAACCTTGATAAGAAGGTTAAAGACTCCATCATCGGTGAGGCTGAGAAGTCTGCTGCTGAACGTGAACAAGATAAGGCAAACTCAAAACTCGACCTTGATAATCCGTTAGGTGATGACGATGGCGAAGAAAACAACGAGTCAAACGCTGAATGAGGCACTAGAATCCTTTGAGGCGATGGTCAAGGAATTAATCGAATTAGGATATTCAGTCGATATGGCGGTTCAAACCGCTTATAAGGACTTTCCTATTATGGAGATGCTAGAGGCACCTCTAAAAGCTAATTTGGTGCATAATTTTGAACGTGGGTTCCATAGTGTTCTAATCCCTAACATGGCAAAGCGAAAGAAGATGCCATATTCAACTAAGGCAATCTCAATGGCGATGCAGAAAGCATGGACTCACGATAAATTGACATTATCTGAGCGGTTACATGGTAAATCACCACAGGTGAGGAGCGATGTGGCTGCTGAGATTAAGAAGGCAATTAAACAAGGCAAGAGCAACATCGAAACTGCAAGGGCAATATTCGATGGATATGGATATGGTAGTAAGATACCACTTGCCAAATTGCCGGAAGTAATCAACAAAGTAAAATCCCTAAAGCGACCTAAATGGAACGATGAGGAAGGTCAGCAAGCCTTCGAGCGTACCATTAGGCAAGCAGCAAGGAAGGTTGAGCAGAACACTACACCATCCCTTCGTGCTGCGTATTCTGATGTAATACGAGCAGTTGAAGATGGGAACACAATTGACCTCAACAGGGCAATTCAAGTGGCTGTTCAAGAGAAGGCTCGATATCATGCCGAGCGTATTGCTCGCACAGAGAATGCGAGGGCATATGCTGATGGGCAGATGAGCCGATATATGAATGATCCTGATGTAGTGGCTTTGAAATGGAAGTTAGGAAGTAGGCATCCAAGATATGATATCTGCGATTTCTATGCGAATGCAGACTTATATGGACTTGGCAAAGGTGTCTATCCAAAAGACAAATTCCCACGATTGCCGGCACATCCACATTGTATGTGCTTATGCCATCCTGTTTATGATTTCGAGGTGGATATCGATGCTGCACATGAGAATATCGAAAAAGGCGGTAAAGCCTACATTGATACTCTATCAGAGCAACATCAAGAGCAATTATTGGGTGTCGAAGGTCGCAAGTTAGTGGCCAAAGGCAAAACATCATGGACTGAATTGGCGAGAGGTTGGGATGATGAACCATTCCAATTGCGTGAGCCTAGCAAAAAATCAAATATTTAGACCTACAGGCCTATGAGAGCGAACTCATAGGCCTTTTATATTGCTATCAACTAGGGGAGCCGAAAGATGGCGAAATTCATGTTGAAAAGGAGAATGACACATGACTTTAGCAGAATTGTACAGCAAACTTGAAAATCTCGAAGGTGGCAAGGAACTTGTTGAAGGTTTCAAAGGCGAAATATCTCGCATCAACGAGGGTGCCAAAGCTGACCGCCTTAAATTCGAGAAAACCATTACTGAACTAACTACAGCGCGCGATGAGTTAAAGGGTAAGGTTGACGAATACGAGGCACACAAAGGCGATAAGAGTCCGGAGTTCATTGCACTTGAAAAGCAAGTAAAAACGCTTATGGAAAAGAATGAGAAATCCGAGAAGGCTCGCCTTGAAGAGATTGAAAAGCGTACAAATTCCGAGATTAGTGCGCAAACGATTGCAGCACTAACAAAAGCGAATGCGATTGATCCGCAAGAATTAGCAAAACTAATCACACCACAAATCAAGGTTCAAGAAGATGGTTCCTATGGGTGGACAAAGGAAGATGGTTCTATCGGCACAATCGAAGAATGCACTTCCGCCTATCTCGAAGGAAAAACATGGGCAGTTAAGTCCAATCAACAAGCCGGAAGTGGTGCGAGCGGTGGTGCAATGGGCGGCAATTCCCAACTCGCTGAAATGTTTAAATTGGCCGGTGTAGAACCGCCAAAAAGCTAATCTATTTTACAAACAATATGAGGTGAATTATGGCTTTAAACACAATTGAGGCAGCAAAGAATTTTCAAACGGTATTAGACCAACAAATGGTAATGGAAGCAGCAACAGGCTTTATGGAAGTAAATGCCGGCGATGTTGTTTATGATGGCGGCGATACAGTAAAAATCCCTACATTGTCCATGCAAGGCTTGGCAGCGTATGACCGAGAAGAAGGTTATAACAAAGGTACTGTTTCCTTATCCTACAAAGACTACAACATGACACAAGACCGTGGTCGACAATTCACATTGGATGCAATGACTGTGAACGAATCCAACTTCGTAGCAAATGCAACAAAAGTAATGGCAGAGTTCCAACGCACTCGTGTAATTCCGGAAGTTGATGCATATCGTATCTCCAAAATCACAGCATTGGCTAAGCAGGCCAACAAAGTAACTCAATACAATCCGGCTGAGGCTGATGTGTTGAAGAAGTTAGATGCTGACTTGTACAACATCCTTGATATTATCGGCGATGCTAATGATTTGGTTATTCTCATGTCCTACAAAGCACAACAAATGTTGAATAACAACGAGAAATTCACAAAACAAGTTGATGTTTCTCAATTCCAACATGGTGCAATCAATACACGAGTAAAAATGTACAACGATATTCCAATCATCAATGTTACATCCGACCGCATGAAATCTGCGTTCGTGTTCCAAGATGGTAAAACAACAGGCCAAGAGGCCGGTGGTTTCAAGGCCGACACAGCTGCAAAAGGTGTGAACTGGATTATCATGAGCCGCAGAAGTCCAATCGCTGTTTCTAAAACAGACACAATGCGCATCTTTGATCCAATGACATATCAAAAAGCAAACGCATGGGCGATGGATTATCGCAAATTCCATGATGTTTGGGTTCCAAACGAGCGTTTGGCAGCTGTATGGGCAAATATTGGCGCTTAATAGGGGGTAACTATGGAGAAATATCGCTTAATCCGACTAAACGAAGTTAAATATACCGATGATGATTATGTTCGTGATGCTTTAATCGAACAAGGTTTTGTGTTGGAACCGCTCGAAACAATCGAGCAACCAAATATCGAGGAACCTGTTGAGGAATCCGCTGAGGAACCTGTTGAGGAAGGTAAAAGCACAAAAAAATCCGGTAAAAAATAGATGGATACACGAGGAATCTTTGAGAAACGGCTTACACAGGCCGTGAAGGCTAGTGCCACAGTTGTGCAATCAACTGCGCAAGAAAATCATGGATTCACATCAAGAACAGGGCAATTGGAGAGAGCCATTGATGTGCGACTAATTAGCGATAAGATTGCACAAGTCTATATCGACAATAAAGTTGCACCTTATGGCCCTTTTGTACACGAAGGCACGAAAGAACATGATATATTCCCAAACACCAAGAAGGCACTCCGATGGGTGCCTGTTGGTGGCAATGGGTTCGTGTTCGCTAAGAAGGTACATCACAAGGGAACTGCTGCGGATCCATTCTTGTATGATGCATTAGACCGCTCACAAGATAGGATCCGAGGGATATTCTCCAAAGCTGTGGGTGTAGCACTCAATGATGTTGCTGAAAGCGTGAAAGTAAGCGCTAGCAGAAACAATCTCCATTTTAAATTGTGAGGGGTGTGATGATGCTATATCAATTTCAAGAAATGAAGTTCAATGATGAACTGTTAGGCCCTAATATTCGTGAATCTGACTTTGAGAAGGCAGAATCTTGGCTTTATGTATTGGCTAAACGCTTGGGAGTTCCCAATGCTGATGTGGTGCGGTCATTCGTAGTGGATGAATTGGTTACGCTTTATGCTTATCGAGAAGTCGCTATGAATAAGGCTGCATCGCTCATTGGACAATACAATCGTAATGGGCAAGATGATGACTACTATTCCAAGAAATTGCGATATATCAATGATAGAATCGCAATGATTGAAGGTCAGATGACTGCTGAACAATTGACAGGGCAACCAAGTAAATATGTAGGATATCGCACAATTCCACTATATAGAGGTGGCTAATATGTGGCTTGAACTACTAAACAAAATTAAATATGCAATTGAATCCTCTGACTTTGGCGGAAGGGTAGAACTTGGGTTCTTAAATCCCATGAATGCCGGAGTCGATGAGCAAGGTCTTATATTGTTAGGTCGAGGCGAAACGCTGCCTATTGATGGCAAAGTTCAAGCGATGCTCAAACAAGAGTTCTATCTCGAAACTTGGATTCGCAGCGATACCGATGATTTTGCTGTTGCTTATGGGGCCATCTGCAAATTGGAGAGTGAAATCGAATCTATATTGATTGATTTCCGTAACAAATGCGGTGAACTCAATGAGGATATTTGCATATTACCGGACAGCGGATATCAGATAGTAGATATTCGCTGTACCAATAAGACAGCCGACAATGGTTCTGTAAGGCCATGCATTGGCACACAGTACCGATTTGAGGCTCGAATGTATGATCTAAAACAATCTAATTCTAATGGGGGAATTTACTAATGGCAGAAACAAAACTTTATGTACCTACTGCGACAGATATGCCGACAGCCGGCAAGAATTATTTGTTGTACTTAAATACAGGTACAAACGAAAACACAGGTGCCAAATGGCTTTTATTGGGTGGCCAACGTAGTGGCGATTTGTCTCGAAAAGCTGATAGCATCGATGCATCTCACAAAGGTTCCGGTGGTTGGAAATCTACGATTGCCGGCTTGAAGGAATGGTCTTTCAGCATCGAAACATTGTTGATGCCTAAAGAAGAATCTTTGAAATTGCTCGAAAAAGCATTCTTGAATGGTGATAATGTTCACATCAAGTTTGAGTATCCGGACAAAACATTCTTCACCGGCATTGCATCTGTAACTGAATTGTCTGTAAGTGCGCCACATGACGATGTAGCAACTTATAAAGGCGAATTGAATGGCATTGGCCCATTGTCTGAATTACAACCGGCACCGACCATCTAATCAATAATTCTGTTCGATATAAATTTTTAGCGCTAAGGAGAAACTCTGATGAAAAAAGTTAATTGTGATCTATTCGGTCATGGCGAATATATTATGTTCAATATGCAGCGACTCATGGAATTTGAGGCCGCTGTTTGCAAGCCTGTGAGTGAATTGTTGACTATGGTTCAATGGCCTATCAACTGCATCATTTCCGGCTATGCGATTGGCATGAAACAATATGGCAGAAATCCAAATAAATATATGGAACTGATTGGCGAACTGTTAGAGGATGAAGAGCAAAATCTCACACTTACAGCTATTCAATTGCCTATTACAAAGGCCTTGATTGCAAGTGGTGTGTTTGGCGCTCAACTCTATTATCAAATGTTCCCAAACGAAATGACCGATGCTGACAAATTAGCAATCGAATCGGAGAATAATCCAAAAAACTAGATGGGGAGCAATCGCTCCCCTCTTTTTCTCAATGGCTCCGATACGCTGAGGAAATTGCTTATAGTGTTTTAGAGTTAAAGCCTTGGGAACTCATGGATTTGCAGCCTGTGGAGTTCAATAAGATGGTTAAGGGGTATGAGCGTAGGCAACGCATAGCGGACACAAACAAAGCCTTTTGGGTGTCTAATATCATGAATACGCAATTGGCTAAGGGTAAAGGTGTAGAGCCGAAGGATTTCATCGATATCCTATATCCAATGACCGCACTCGAAAAGAAACAACTAGAAGAGCAATTTATCAAAGAATTTAGAGCAGAAGGGGGTGAGATTTAGACAATGGCAGATATTGAAACCAAAGTAACCATAAGCGCCGATAGTAGCAATGCCGAAAGGGCCTTGAATAAGGTTTCACAAGCGGCAAAGCAAAAACTCGGCGGTGATATAACCTCTGAACTCGACAAAATCTCTGAGAAGGCTCAGAAGGTATTTGGGCAAGATTTACAGGGAGCCATGAATAAGGTCGGCAAAGGCTTGCAGATTGCAGCAGCGGCCACCGGCATTGGTGTAGCAGCCACAGCGGTGAAGGATTTGGCTGTTGGGGCGGCTAACTTATCCGACCAAATGGCACAGATTCGCTCACGCATTAACCTAATCAATGATGGTTCGCAAACAACTGCGGAAATCATGGATAAAATTTATGCAGCATCTCAACGATCTCGTGGCGGATATCTTGAGATGGCTGATAGTGTTTCCAAACTGAATATGTTGGCCAAAGATGCGTTCAGTTCCAATGATGAGGCTATATTCTTCGTTGAACAGTTGAATAAACAATTCAAAATCTCCGGTGCAAGCGTTGAAGAGGCCACAAGTGCGATGTATCAGCTTACCCAAGCAATGGCGAGTGGTAAGTTGCAAGGTGATGAGTTCCGTTCCATCATGGAGAATGCTCCGATGTTGGCTCAATCTATTGCCCAAGAAATGGGCATGAGTGTAGGTCAATTGAAGGAACTATCCTCACAAGGTCTTATTACAGCGGATATCATCAAAAATGCACTATATGGAAGTGCTGAGGAAACGAATCAGAAATTCGCTGAAATTCCTATGACATTTGCTGACATAGGACAAAGCATTCAGAATCAATTTATTCAAGCCTTCACACCTGTTTTGGAGCAGTTAGCAAGCATTACATCAAGTAGCGATTTCATGGCTGCATTTGAAGGTGTTGGCATTGCCATTCGAGGAGTTGCAGCGGTGGCCCAAGTATCCATCGGTTTAATTTCCGCAGCATTTAACTCGATGAAGGTGGTAGTGTCTACAGTAGCCAACATCATCAAAAGTTTTGCGACATTAGTTGCAACATCGATGCCTGTTGTAGCAGCAGCAATTGTTGGTGTAACTGCTGCATTTATAGCACAGAGGGCCATTGTAGCTGCACATAGCACTATATTATCCACTTTAACTGTGAAAACACTTGCATATAGAACAGCGGCTATTGTTACAACTGCGGCCACGAAAGCGTGGGCGGCTGCAAAGACTGCGCTAGGTGTTGCAATTCTAGTAACTACAGGATTGATGGTCGGCTTATCAGCTAGTGCATCAATATTGCGTGGTTTGTATGCTGCACTTCGTACAGGCACGTTGTTGGCATCTGCTGCACAGGCTGTTTTTAATGCAGTATTGATGGCGAATCCTATTCCAATTGTTGTTGGTTTGTTGGCCACATTAGCAGCTGCATTTGGGTTATCCAAAGCGGCAGCCGGTGGATTTAGTGAAACCATGTCGGCAGTATGGTCGAGTGTGGTTCACACAGCTGTGTGGGGTGTAAATAAAATCATCGAGGCATTGAATTGGCTTATCGCTAAACTCAACAGCGTTGGCGAGAAGGTCGCAAAGTTCTTCGGTGGCACATTCACAGCAATCCAACAAGTAGACACAATCTCAGCCGATGTGGCCCAAGATATCGTCAATAAGGGTGTTGATATCGCAAGTCAAATCACAAGCGGTCTTGATGGCGGCGGTGGTGGTCTTGATGTAGGCGGTGGCGGTGGCGGCGGTGGTTCCGATGCCGGTTCCGGTAAAGGTGGCAAAGGCGGTGGCGGTGGCGGCAAAGGTAAGGGCGAAGATCTTGCCAAAGAGGCCAAACAGGTTCATGAGAAAATCCTTCAATCCTTCCTAGAAATGCAAGGCAATCAAGTGGAATTGATTGAGTTGCAATATAAGAAGGAACGTGAGGAACTCGAAAAATCTAAGGCAGCCAACCAAAACTATCAAGAGGATTTGAAACTTCTTGATGAGGTTTACACCGACAAACGCATCAAAGCCAAGCAAGAGGAGTTCACTAAACTCCGCTCCATCGAAACCAAGATTCGTGATATGCAGAAGGATTTCATTGTTGCTACAGCAGATAAGGACTCCACAGGCTCCATGTCTCCGGCAATGCAATTGGCATTAGATTATACGAATGCCATTGATGAAATCCAAGACCGCTATGAGAATATGACTGATGAATTTGTCAAATTGGACAAAATGGCACAGCAACATTATATCGACACTCTCAAAGCAAGAGGCATCGCCTTTGATGTGATGGAAGATGGTCGAATTGCTTTTACAGAGCAAGTGAATGCTGAGATTTTGGCCAAGAATCAAGAGTTCAGTCAGAAGGCATTAGAGCAACATACAAGATTGGCTGATGAGAAATGGGCGATTGATGAGGCTATGAGGACACAAAACTTCGAGGCCTTACAAACCGCATTGACTGATGAATATGTAGCAATGCAACAGAACTATGACCTTCGTAAGCAGTTGATGGAAGAATATCAACAGGCTGTGATGGATAGCCATTGGAATGGACAGGCTGTGATGTTCGAGGCCATGAGTGCCGGCATCGATAAGATGCAAGAAGGCATCTCCGGTCTTTTACAAGGCACTATGTCTGTAACACAGGCCTTCCAAAACATGGGCAAGGCAATCCTTAAAACCATCGCTGACAGCGTGGCTCAATGGATTGCAGCACAGGTGAAACAGGCTGTATTCGGCAAGATGCTACAATCTCAACAAACCACAACGAGCATTGCAGCAGCTAAGGCTCAAACACCGGCATGGGCAACATTGGCCCAACAAATGGCGATGGCTACATTCGGCATGAGTTCTACTGCCGGCATGGCCGCATATCAGGCCGCAACAGCAGCCGGATTGGCTACCACAACATCCTTGAACTCTGTGAGCAGCGGTGGTTTTAGCAGCTTTATGGATGCCAAGTCTATGCCTAAAATGGCGAGTGGCGGTCTAGCATATGGCCCAACAATCGCACAGATTGGTGAGGGTAGATATGAAGAGGCTGTAATTCCATTGTCTGATACTGTGTTCGACAGATTAGGCGAAGGCATCAACAATGCAAGTGGTGGTAAAGGTGCAAGAGGTGGCATCACATTCAATGTGAGTGCTATCGATTCTGAAAGTTTCGGCTCGTTCCTTGAATCTCGAGGCGGTAGAGCATTAAGACAATTCATGGTCAACCAAGACCGAGAATTTATCGGAACAGAAGGCACATGGTAGGTGATTTATGGCAGATTATAAAAAATTTCCAAACATCACATCATTAGGATGGAAATCATCCAAAGCACAGAAATGGGAAACTAAGGTCAAAACATCCGGAAGTGGCAAGGTGCGAACCATGACCACATGGAACTATCCTCAGTACACCATCACAACTGAATTTGAGGTCTTAACTCCGGAACAATACAAGGAGTTGATGGGATTCTATTCACAAGTGAAGGGGGGCACAATCCCATTTCTTTGGCTAGATCCGGAAGATAACACCGAGAAGGGCATTCGGCTTGGGGTGGGTTCAGATGGCTCATGGCAAGCTGTTCGCAAGTTCGGTGATTATCTCGAACCGGTGTATCACGTCGAGAATCTGAAACTCTATGCCAATGGCTCGCTAATAAGAGCGGTTAGTGATAAGGGAGTGATTAGGTTGGCAGCCGGTCAAACTATTGCACCTAACTCTGTAATCACAGCCGACTACACATATTATTGGCTCGTTCGATTCAGCGGAGATATGACAGCAGAATATGTCTATACAAACCTGTACAAATCAAAATCATTCAAATTAGTAACTACACGATAGGGGGAGCAAATATGAAGGAAGTTAGTGAGGTGTTAAGGACTCACCTCAACAACGAGAAACACTTTAATAGTTGCGACCTCTACGAGTTGCGATTGAAGAGTGGGGTTTCTTATTATTGGTCAGAATCTGAGGCGAGTGTGTCTTATGATTCAAAAATCTATAAAGGCGATGGCCCAATTATAGTGCGTGATAAGATTGCCACTAATAGCACAGTTAGTGTGGATAAAATGACTGTTAGCATCTCGACTGATGAACGAGATAAGATTGGCGGTGTTCCGATTATGGCGGTAGCACACAATGGTGGTTTTGATGGTGCAGAGTTCACACTCAAACGAGCGTTCTTTGATGATGCCAACAAAATCATCGGTGTTATTGGCTTATTCACAGGTTTGTGTGAGGTATCGCAAGGCGGTGGCCTCACATTAAAACTGAATGTGAAATCCATCGTGCAAAAGCTAAATATCGAATATCCTAATCGCAGATATTATCCTCAATGCCCTTACAGTATATATTCCAAAGAATGCGGAGTTGATATCCACAACTACCGCAAAAAGGGGAAAGTTACAGCATTAGCCGGCACAAATGCAATTCGCATTGATGTGCCATTCGCTAATGGCTATTATGCTGCCGGTGGCATTGATTGGATAACAGGCCCATTGGCCGGACAATCCACTCAGATTCTAAAGTCTGATAATGGTGTGATCGTTTACATGAGTGCGCTCGAAATCGCACCGAAGGTCGGAGATACATTCTATATCTTTGCCGGATGCGATAAGACAGCAAATGACTGTAAGAATAAATTTAATAATTTCAGCAGAAATAGGGCAACACCATATGTGCCATTGAAGGAGAGCATACGATGAGTAATTTAAGCATTGGGCAGCGTATTTCAGAGGCTGCCAAGAAATGGCTAGGCACTCCTTACATGAACAACACAATGGTTCGTGGTGTAGGTGTTGATTGCTCTTATTTGCTCGTTGCAGCATTAGTTGATAGTGGTGTGATGCGAGCGGATAGGCTTGAAATTGAAAATTATTCAAATGAATGGCACTTGCATCATTCTGAGGAGAAATATCTCAAATATGTTCAGCAAGTGGCAGATGAGGTGGATATGACCTCTCCAATCAAGGAAGGTGATTTCCTTCTCTATCAATATGGCAGATGCATCAGTCATGGTGCCATATATGTGGGTGATGGCCTAGTGATTCATGCCTTTGTGGATTATGGGGTTATCTACTCAAAACTAGATGATACTCTGTTCTTCGATAAGAAGGGCAGACCTCGTTTGAGGGCGGTTTATAGATACAGAGAGGAGCAATAAGATGGGTTTCTTATTCAGTAGGGGTAGAAATACCACAAACAGAGCCGATATGATTGCCGATTTCCAAATCAACACCGCATCATATGGCGAGGTAGTGCCGGAGATTCTAGGCACAACTCGTGTGAGTGGGAACATCATTGATTATGAGGATTTCACAGCACACGAACATAAAAGCACAACACGGACAGGCAAAGGCGGTGGCTCGAAACATACCGAGATTACCTACACTTATACTGTAGCAGCAGCCATTGGCTTATGCGAAGGCCCAATCAAGGGCATCGGTAAAGTATGGCGAGATAAAGAGGTTTACCAATACCCTAATGAGAAAATTGAACTCACACTTTTTAAAGGTGATTATGGTCAAACTCCGTGGCCTTATATGCTATCAAAACATCCGGATAAGGCATTGCCTTATAGTGGTTTGGCATATATGGCCGGTGTAGTCGATTTAGGGGATAGAGGGAGCCTTCCACAGTATAACTTCGAGATTCAAGGGAAACTCCTTGAAACAGGCGATGGAGTCGATGTGAATCCGGCTGATTACATTGTCCATGTGCTGCAATCTGTTGGCGCTGATGTGGTGATTGATGGGATTGATAACTTCCGAGCATACTGCAAGGCAGCTGATATCCTAATCAGTACACCACCGAATCAGAAGAGTGCAAAGGCGCAGCAAGTCATCAATGATATTGCGGAAATCACTAATAGTTTGGTCTTTTGGTCTACTGACCGATTGAAGATTGTGCCATTGGCTGATAAACCTATCGGAGATTGGACACCGGCAAACCAAATCCAATATGATTTGACCGCAGATGACTTCATTGCCGGCTCTGATGGTCAGCTTATCTTGTATAAGCGTAAGGATTCGAGTGAGGCCTATAATGAGGCTACAGTTGAGTTCATTAATCGTGCCAATAGCTATGAGAAGGAAACTGTGTCCTTCGAGGTGGTGGCTGATGTTCAACGGAACGGATTAAAACCGGCATCCAAGAAAACAGCACACTATCTCTACACTAAAGCACGAGCGCAGTATTATGCCGAGCAATTAGCCATGAAAAGGTTATATGCTAAAACGCAATACACATTCAGATTAGATTGGGCCTTTTGTGCATTAGAGGTTGGTGATTTGGTAACACTCACCGACAAATCATGCCAATTAGACCATCAAATCGTTGTGATCACATCAGTAAATGAGGCAGCCGATGGGCAACTCGAACTGACAGCGGAAGGCAAGCCGGCCGGCACATATGCACCGGCTAAATACAACGTGCATGAGAATGAAAGACCTTTCGTTGACTACAATCAAGAGGCTCCGAGTGTCAATGATGTGGCGATATTCCAAACAGTTGGTGATGTTGGTGGCAATCAGATATTTGTGGGTGTAAATGCTCCAAGTGGTTGGGGTGGATGCTCCGTGTGGGTATCTGATAATGACCAAACATATCAACGTATAGGCAATATCTCGCAACAGGCTCGAATGGGTAGCACGAAATATGGCTTTGCTCAGAATGGTAACTTCTGCAATGTAACTATCAATCAAGGTGTGTTGAAAAGTGGCACTCACATTGATGCGGAGCGTGGCAATACACTCTGTTGGGTGAATGGCGAGGCTCTCAGCTATGAGAATGTTGAAGTACATCCTAATAATTGGTACACGCTGCAAGGATTGGTTCGAGGTCAATATGGTACTAATGCAATCAATCACAATGCGGATGAAAGGTTCGTTCGTGTAGATGAGGCTTTATTCCGATATCCATATCGGAAGGAAGATATTGGCAAAACAATATATCTCAAATTTACATCGATGAACTTATTCGGAAGTAATGAGCAAGGTCTTGATGAGGTTCAATCCTATCAATATACTATTGTGCCTTATTACATTCCGGAAGTGTCTAATCTTACCCTATTCACTAAATACTACGAAATAGGCAATGGAGTCCTTTCCTTTGATGTGGTGGCTCAATTTGATGTTCCACCAATCAATAGTTTGGACATAGTCGAATTGTGGTATCGTGAGCCGAGTGGCACATGGAAATATGGTGGCTCTGGTAATGGTCAAATCACAGTAAGTGGCTGCGAATTAGGGCATACATACGAAGTGAAGTTGAAGGTCAAGGACTCTCATGGCAACACTTCGCAAGGTATCACTAAGAGCATTACTGTGGCGATGAAAACAGAGGTGCCAAATGCACCGCAAGGATTCTCCATCTCGTTCAGCGACATGGCACACTTCAATTGGCTAGAAGTTAGGAATGCGGATATCGATTTCTATGAACTCCGGCTTGATTTAAAGGTTGGCCAAACTGATGGATTGATTGGTCGCAGTAATAACACAACCTATAGTGGTGTGTTGAAGAATCGTAGCGGTAAAGTGTACCTATATGCGCACAACCCATCAAAAGGCTATGGCGCACCTTCCGAAGTAACATATAATGTTCCACAGCCTAAGAAACCGAGCCAAGTGCAAGCAGTTGGCAGCATGAATGGTATTGGGGTATCTACAGAGTCAATTCCTGTTGGATGCAAAGGCATGAATGTATATGTTGGTTCCAAAGTATATTTCACACCTAACAATGTGATTAGTATTCCACTAGATGCCGGAGTGTATTCAGTAAGTGTTGCGTTTACTGATATATTTGGCGAAGGCCCTCGAACAGATGCAATCGATGTAACTGTAAAAGCCAAAATCGATAAGGCACTACTAGATATGGAATCACTTGGACTCGATGCTATGGATAAGGCTGTTAAGGCCTTACAGGGCGAGATGGGAACTGTAAAAACCAATATGAATGGTTTGAGCAGCAAAATCATTGACCAAGCAAACGCATATCAACGATCATTGTCAGACCTCAATAAGAATGTAACCTCTCAAATAACCCAAATCTCACAAGGGGTTGAGTTAAAGGTTACGCAAGCCATTGAGAAACTTGATGGCAAGGAACTCATAAGTCGAATCAATCTCACACCGGCCGGCACACGAATTGATGGCAAACTACTCCACGTTACAGGGCAAGCATTATTTGATGACAATATCATCACTAATAAGATGCTCCAAGCTAACAGCGTAACTGCTCGAAATATGCAAGTGGACAGTTTATCCTCGATTTCCGCAAACATCGGTTCATTGCGTGGTGGCGATATCACAGGAACTACATTCAAGAATGAAAACAATACATTCAGAATTGATAAGAATGGCAATATCGTAGGTGCTAATATCACCGGTTCAAGGATTGATGCTCAATCAATTTATCAAGCCGGTTTTGAGGTTAAGAATCTCGATATTCAAGTGTTCCAAGTGCGACATGGGGATTATTGCCCTGTTCCAAAAGGGTATAACCGAGCGGATTGCACGTTTATTCCTGTAGGATATAACATTCAAAAAAAGAATTGGAGCAAAGAAGAACTCAAAGCAAATGAAGGTCGATTCAATTATCGACCTACTGACTTTAAGATTCAATTCTCAAAATTCTTATCACACAAAAGCTATGACCACGGAGTAAATGCCGGAATTGAGAATAATGACCGCTGTGCGGCCTACTCTGCAACAATTACCGGTGGCGATACCAATTATGGCAACATGGTAGTTACTAGCATCGGCGAATTATTTGTGTTGTGCATAGCGATTAGGCGATAGTTTTAATACACAAGGGGGTGGCTTATGGTAAAACACGATTTCACGCTACACTCCGGACAAGATTTTAATTTCACTTATCAAGTGCCGGAAGGTAGCGACAGAGTACTCACAGGGTTTACAGGTGTTTGTAAAATTAGAAAGCGAGCAGATGAGGGTGTTATATTCGAGCTAAATGCAGATGTAGGCGAGAAATACGTTACATTCTCGTTGAGTGGCGCTACATCAGCAGCCAAGAAAGTAAACGGCAGAGATTTTGTATACGATGCTTTTATTTACAACGAAAGCGAACATATCAAGCTAGGCTATGGAAAAATTTTATTTATTCAAGATATTTCTATGCACGACTAGGGGGCAAGATTATGGCAGATAACACTTTAACACTAAAAATAGATAAAGATACTGTTTTCCCTTTACTTGAGGGTTTAAGAGGCCCAAAAGGTGAAAAAGGTGAGGATGGTCAACGTGGTGAACGTGGCGAGGAAGGTAAGCAAGGCCCTAGAGGCCCAAAAGGCGAGGATGGCAGCGCTGAAAAATCAGCTCAATTCTTAAAAGAGAACGGTATTTGGCTAGAAGATACTAGCGTGGATACAGTACTATTGAAAGTTATTAAACTCTCTAATTGCTATAACAATTTTATTCCTAAAGATCTTAACTTTGTCCAACCTAAAGACGGCGCAACCTATATTGATTTTACCGGAGAACCCCATTTTAAGCTGTCCATTAATGGCGGTGAAAAACGTGTGTTCGAGTCGGATAATATGAGAGTGGCGATTGATAGCACTATGAAAGGTACTATTATAGTGAGTTACTATAACCTAGTTGATGAGTTGGTAAGTACTCAACAAATCACACTAAAAGAGGCCAATGGTGATATTAGCTACGATATGGGGGCGCTATCCAGTATTGAGGAATTAACAGGGCATGATGATAACTTTACTGAGTTAGCCGGTAAAGTAGCCATTTACAAGAAAGGTGTAAAATTCACACCTACCGCATTATCTGTAAAAGATACAGACGGACAAATGCCGGCCATGGCATTGGGTATGCTATTAGAAGAATTTAACCCAACTTCTGGAATGGAGTATTATGAAATAGATTTATCGAAACTACCTAGCGATAATATTGCATTACCTAATGAGGTGCCTGTAAACATCGTGAGAAATTATAGAAATGTAATAATCAAGGTTAGAAAAGCCAATGTAATCGGAAATAGCGAAACGATTAAAATTAGAGGCGAAGATTATCAATCAATCAAAATCAATGGTTCCGATTTGGTCGAAACTCATCGAGGCTCTAACTATACATATTCATTCACAACAGATACTATTACAGCAGATTAATTAGTAGTAAAGGGGACACATGGGAGAAATTACAAATTTCTTGGAAGAGGCTTGGCGAATGATGACTGAATCCTTTGCCTTGAAGGCCTTACTTGCAGTTGTGGCCGAAGTGGGGATATATGTGCTTGGCTTGAAACATATTCAAGTGTTGGGCATTTTCATCGTGTTGGTATTGCTTGACCTTTTGACTAAATGGTCGGCGATAGGATATCAAATGTTGGTTGATATGGGTGCAAAACCGGAGAATATAAGCGGATATGCGAAATATATCGCAATTCCGGCCGCATGGGGCAAAGGATTGATATCATCCAAACATATGCGAAAGCCGTTTATCACAAAAGTTCTTACCTATTGCCTTGCTACAGCCGGAGCATGGTGCTTTGACTTTATGGCCGGCAATTACGCATTCGCAGTCAACTTGGTGTGGCTATATCTTGGCTCTGTGGAATTTCTTTCCATCCTCGAAAATATGCGAGATGGTGGGAATGCTACAATATCAGGCCTATTGGATTTAGTACAAAGCAAGGTTGATGCGGTTTTAAAAAAATAAGGTTTAGAGGGTGGCGAATAGCTGCCCTCTTATTATTTATGAAAGGATAATACTATGGAGATAGGCAAATATTTTGATTCCTCGGAGTTCGCTTGTAATTGCCACCGGCATGAAGTCGATGAGTATGGTCGCAATAAATTAGACCATATCATAGATAAGCGATTGGTGGATTTGCTCGATGCTATCCGTGAGCGTTTAGGGGTGCCATTATATATTAATAGCGGATATCGTTGTGAGGAACACAATGAAGAAGTTGGTGGTGTTCCGAACTCTTATCATGTGCAAGGTTTGGCGGCCGACATAACCTATGATGGGATTGATGTCGACTATTTGGCCCAAATTGCAGAGGAATGCGGTGCAGATGGGATTGGTAAATATTATTACCAAGACTTTGTCCACGTTGATGTTCGTGGATATGATGCAAGATGGAATGATCTCGATTAGGGGGTTATTATGTATGAAAAAGCAAAGACATACATCGAAACGATTAAACAGCAGATTACTTATAAGCGCCTTATTATTGGTGTTATTTGTGTGCTGCTCCTCGTTGGCATTGGCCAACTCGCAAGAGGCTACTTCACCGCAAGAGCCAACTATAATCGTGCCATTGAACGATTGGAATCAACTCAAAGAGCGCTTGATGACAGCCGAAAACTCAATCAGCAACTCAAAATTATCATTGACCGAGGCGCAAGCCTTAACAGTCAAGCAAGAGAGCGAATTGAGAGAATTGAAGATTATCAACGCAGAGAGGGAGAAGGACTTAATCGCCTTGAAGGATATCAACAAGAAACAGGGCGAAGAGTTGGAGCAAGCCTCGAAAGTTCTAACACAGCAAGCGAACAAATTAGAGCAAGCCTCGACCTCATTAGACGAATTGAAGAACGAAATCAAGCGAAACCATGACACAGAAAAGCGACTAAGAAGGCAGCGTGATACTTGGGCGATTAGTAACGCAGCATTATTCTTGGTTGGTGCATTGCATCGATAATGTGGGGGTGATCCATAATCTCCTTACCATGTGAAGGTGGACACATGGATTGAACTTTGCTGATTAAATAAGGGTACTTACAGATTTGTAGGTACCCTTTATTTTTTTTGCAAAAATTTTGAAAAAAGTACTTGCATATATCTTGAATATGATATATAATATAATCAAGATAAAGGTACGGAGTTAATAAAGGAGATACCAAAATGATTAGAACTTGCAAACAACTAGCAGTAGCACTTAACGAAGTAAACAGTGAAACAATCCAAGTTACAAAAGAGCATGGTTATTACATTGTAAAATGCGGCGGTTACGAAAGCCACATCGCTTATACATTAAAAGAATTAGTTAATGACTGCAAAGCAGCGAAAATTGAACTTGTTTATAAATTTTGGACAATGCAAGGCATGAAAGTAATGCACATTAATGGTATTAAATAAGAGGTGTTGAATCGTGAAACTATTCAAGAATGTGGATATCCTAGATTTGAATAACATATTGAAAGATGGCATCTTGCCAATCAGTAAAACCGGAAATGATAATTGGAGCGATGGAAATCGATCCAACAACTCCAAAGATATGGTTTACCTATTCGAGGCACTAAATCAAGGTGATAGTTTCATACATTATGGCATTGCATTGATTGAAGTCGATATAGATGATGCGATTTTGAATGAAATCGATGATTTTGATGCCAACAAAGGGCAATATGTCGAATATATCGCCTCTGAGGTGCCTGTAAACAATATCAAAGGGATTTATATTCCGAAGATATTTGAAGAGCCTCTGAGAGCAAAATACGAGGTCGATTTTTCAGAAATTGATGTGAAATTCGTTGATGTAGAATTTTTAGTCTATTCCTCTGAATTAGGCGAGTATATTTTGGCAGATGAGGAAGATAAATCTATATTTGTAGATACAGCCAATTTATCAACATCGGATTTCAACTATCTAAGAGGCACAAAAAATAATCGAATGTTAGATTGTCAAAAGAAATGGAGATATATCATATGAGCAAAAACACATGGGGCGGAAATCGTGAGGGTGCCGGAGCGCCTATCACAGTAGGTGTGGAAAATCGCAGAAAGCAGAGAGTGATATCTCTTAATGATGCGGAGTTTTCTAAATTGAAGGAAATCGCACAGAGCAAAGATATGAATGTGTCTGAATTAATTCGCAGCACGTTTGAATTATAATAAAATAAGAGCCTATCCATAGTTGGTAGGCTCTTTTATCTTATATAGGCATGATCAGTCGAAGTGGATATCTGTGATTCACATATCGGAAAAGGTTCGCCTTTTGTGTCATCTGCACCACCAAAATAAACCCGCACTACTGTGCGGGTTTTTCTTATTATTGTCTTTAGACTGGTTCGCGACGTAGTCGCGAATCATTAAACCACCCGCTATGCGGGTGCGGCAACGAAAGTTATACAAAAAAATCACCTTGCTTAAGTATAATGTAGGTGTTCAAGCCGCATTATATGCAAAAGAAAGGTGATCTATAAAAATAATAAAAAATAGTTGCCCCTAATAATAGCCATCCTCCAAGTAGCAACTGCGGTGATAACGGCGATTAATAAGGAGTAACCACAGGGGCTAGAAAAAGCCCCACTTTTCCTTATTATTATAGCAATGAGATATATATGCTTTCAAGTTTAACTTTAATAATTAGTATTATTGCCTTTATATTATCCGTTTATAATTTATTAGTAATATTAGGAGTACTGAAATGAAATTAGATGATGTAATGACAACACAAGAGGCGGCAGAACGATGGAATGTTACGGCGGATGCATTGAAACAGAATTGTAGAGGCCGTGTAAAGAATGGATTTTTAGAAGGTGAGTTTAGAAAGTCTGGGAAAATGTGGCTTGTAACCCGTCAAGGAATGGAAAGACTATATGGTGAAGAAATGGATCGTCACATATAATGTATATATTTTATGACATCATTTTGACATCATTTTATTAAAAAAAGGAATTGATGTCTTAGCGACTGCGATTGAAAATAATAAGTATATTGAACAAATACCAAAAAAAATATATGATCAATTGATATTTTAAGCTTTTAAATGTCACCTTTTCTGAAAGTTTTCTAATAGCTGTGATGAGTTTATTGGGGATGGCATATCTTATAGACAATACGGGCTTAATAGCTTATGATTGATATATAATAATTTTTCTCATTAGGAGGTAACGAATGGCAGTAGACATTTCTAGAACACAAGATGTGTATAAAGATGCTGGACAAAGTGTTAACTTCACAACATTATTATTACATCGTAAAGATCGTGATGCAGAGCTAGAAGTAATTCAAGATATGGCGGACCGCAT